ATCGACGCCGCGACGGCGCAGGTCGCGAACTCGACGGTAAAGAACCTCTCCGCGGCGGGGCAGGCGTGGCGTGACCTGACGCAGACGGTATCCCGGTTCTGGGAAGAGACGAAGAAGGGCCTGTCGACCGGCCCGACGCTGCAGGATCGCATCGATACCCTGATGGGCGAGCGCAGCGACATCCAGGGCAATCGGCTGGCGGTCGGGCGTGTTGCGCAGATCGACCAGCAGGTCGCCCTGTTGCAGGAACAGCAGCGCATGGAGCAGCGCGCGGCGGAAACCTCGGCAGCCAACGCACGTCGGCAGGAAGCAGCGATCTCCGCGCAGCAGCGCATCGACAAGATGGCCGACACGGTCATGTCGAACGCCCAGCGACGTCAGAAGGAACTGGAGAAGCTGCAGAAGGACCGCGAGGCCATCCTTGCCGCCGGTGGCAAGTTCTCGGACGAGGACTATGCCAACCTGGTCGCGGGCATCAACTCGAAGTACAAGGATCCGAAGACCCCGAAGCCGAAGAAAGAAAAGGCGTACCAGGACGACGCGGCAACCCGGTTTTTGCAGCAATTGCGCGATCAGGACGCCGCCACGCACGCAGCACTGGATTCATCCGAGAAGCTGACGGGCGCCGAGAAGCAACAGGCCGAGTTCCTGCAGAAGATTGCGGACCTGAAGGGCAAGGACATCCTGACGGCCGACCAGAAGAGCCTGCTGGCCAATCAGGACGCGATCAAGGCGCAGTTCGCGCAGAACGTCGAGCACGAGCGCGCGCTCAAGTACAAGGAAGACATCGTCAAGCTGGAAGAGCGGTCCGCCGCGGTCAACGCGCAGATCGGCAACTACCAGAAGTCGCAGGCCGAGCAGTACCAGCGGCAACTCGATGCGATCGGGCGCGGCAGCGATGCGCAGCGGCAGGCCGAGCAGGTCAAGTCCATCTATGCGCAGTACGAGAACCTGCAGTTGCAGCTGGAGAAGGCCACGCCGGAAGCGGCGCGCGGCTCCGAGGCGTATCTGAAGGCCCAGCAGGACATCAGTGCCGGGCTTGAACGGTCGCTGCAGGACTACGACGCCTATTACGCGGCGCTCCGGGAGAAGCAGTCCGACTGGGTGAACGGGGCCACCGAGGCCATGGCCAACTACGCGGATTCCTCGCGTAACGCCATGGCGCAGGCCAGCGGGGCAGCCACCAACGCGTTCAAGCGGATGGAGGACGGCATTGTGGCTTTCGCCACGACCGGCAAGTTCAACTTCGGCGACTTTGCCCAGGCGGTCATTGCTGACCTGATTCGCATCCAGGCACGCGCGGCGCTGTCGGGGCTGTTCGGCCAGTTGGGCAGCTTGATCATGGGTGCGGCGGGCGGCGCGGCAGGCGTGGACACGGGCACTGCGGGGATCTCCAGCACATCGCCTGTCGATATGTCGTCCGTCCAGGGCATTGAGCTGCGCGCGGCAGGCGGCCCGGTCAGCGCCGGGCAGCCTTACATCGTCGGGGAGGTCGGTCCGGAACTGTTCGTCCCGCCGGCGTCCGGCAGCATCGTGCCAAATAGCGCGTTGGGCGGCGCGGCCGGCGGCGGCGACGTCACCATCGTGCAGCACATCACCGTGGACAGTCGATCGGATCAGGCATCGATCATGCAGGCGATGGTGCAGGCGAAGAATGCTGCGGTTGCTGAGGTCCGGGCGAACCTCACGCGCGGCGGCGACCTCAAGCAACTCGCGGGAAGGTAAAAGCATGGTAACTCTTGACTGGCCCGCCGATCTGGTGCCGTCCAAGGCGACATGGGGTATCCAATCGAACACTGAGAGCTTCACGTCCCCGCTTAACCGCTCGACCCAGACCGTCGAGCGTCCTGGTGCGCGATGGAAGGCGTTGCTTGAGTTCCCGCCGAAGCAGGGCGATGCGCTCGCGCGCCTGGAGGCCTTCCTTGCGTCGTTGGGCGGCCAGGCGGGGCGCTTCTACCTGTGGCCCCATCATCGTCCGGGGAGCTCGGCGCTGGCACCAGTGGTTGCTGGCACGTTGCTAAATCTGAAGGTGCTTCCCGTTGCCACCATTCCGCCGAATACCCTGGCCTTCAGGGCTGGCGACTTCATCGAGGCGGGTGGCGAATTGAAGATGGTAATCGCGGACGCCACGAGCGACGTGACCGGTGGAGCCTTGGTGCAGGTGAGCCCGCCTTTCCGGAAGCAGCCGACGGTCGGATCGCCAATCCGTGTGAACAAGCCACGTGCAACCATGATGTTGGCCAGCGACGAGTACGCGGTTGCTGTGATGCCGGGCCGCGTGTCAGATTCGGTCGTAATCAGCGCGGTGGAGGTGTTCTGATGGATCGCAATATCGACTCAGCGGTCGCCGCCGCGGTAACCGGCGCTCACGTTCCATACCTGTTCTTCGTACGACTGGATTTCGACCAGCCGCTGTTCTTGTGCAGTGCCGGCTATGACGTCGAGTGGAATGGCACGACCTGGCTGGGGGTGGGCACGCTCGGCGGTCTGGGCCCCATTCAGGAACAGGCAAGCCTGGAGGCTATTGGAGCCAAGCTGACGCTGACCGGCGTGCCAAGCGAAATGGTTGCGATCACACTAGGCCAACATTACCAAGGTCGTCCGTGCCAGATATGGTTCACTCCCTTGCGTGACGACATGCAGGTGGTGTACCAGCCTGTGCGTCTCTTCTATGGGCGGATGGACACGATGGACACCGAAGTCGGCGATACCGCCACGATCACCGTGTCTGCCGAATCGCGCATGGTCTCCTGGGATCGACCCAAGTCGCGCCGCTACAACAACGAGGACCAGCAAGCAAGGTGGCCGGGCGATCGCGGATTCGAGTTCGTGGCGCAGATGGTCGAGAAAAACCTGGTGTGGGGTCGCTGATGCAACGTCTGCCGGACTGGCCAACACGATTGGCCGACTTTATCGAAGCCCGCCGCGAGCGGGCTTTTTCATGGGGCGAATCCGATTGCTGCCTGTTCGTGTGTGACGCCATCGAGGCGACCACCGGCACGGACCCCGGTTTGCGGTGGCGCGGATTGTATTCCAGCGAGAAGGGCGCCCGTCGGGTTCTGCGAGACAACGGTGGCGTCACCGGATTGGCGACGCTCATTCTCGGTCAGCCCGTGCCGGCCGCGATGGCCGGCAGAGGTGACGTCGTGCTTATCGATACGCCTTGCGGTGATGCGCTCGCCCTGAATGTCGGGAACATGATCGCCGCCCAGGGCCAGAACGGAATCGAGTTTCATCCGCTTGGAGCCGGAAAGGCGACGTGGAAAATTTAGGAGAGGCACATGCCAGCAGCTGCAGCAGCGGCAGTAGCTTCAGCGATATTCTCGGCGGCCGGTGGTGTAGCCGCGGGAGCCCTTGCGGTGGCTGCGGCGACGATCGCGTACGGCGCCGCATTCGCGGTGGTCTCCCTCGGTATCTCGTTCGCGATTGGCTCCGTCATGGGTGCCGTCTTCAAGCCCCGGACGCCGAATACCTTCACATCCGAGGCCCAAGGACGCACACAGACCGTCCGGTCCAATGTCCAGCCGCGCAACATGATCTACGGGCGCGCAATGACGTCGGGCCCGTTGATTTTTGCTGCTAGCACTGACGGGCCGAGCAAGAAGAATCAGTTCATGCATTTGGTGGTCGCTTTGGCGGACCACGAGTGCGATGCGATCGAAGAGATCTACCTTGGCGAAGACGCAGCCAACGTTCCGGAGGGGCAGATCCACCCCGTGGGCGGCCGGTTCATGAAGCAGTGGGGCGAATCGGTGGTGGAGAGGTATTCTGCCGGCGGCACATCGATCTACAGCTACCAGATGGGAAATGGCGTGGTGAAGATCACCTCGATCATTGCGCGTCGAAACGGTTCGGTCGAAGGTCAGTTCGGCGTGATCGAAGATGTCGTCACTGACTACACGGTGAATGGTTCGGTGGTGACAGTCCGGAACGTCCAGACGGACGCGTTTGAGATTGTCATCACCTATGAGGCGCTGCGCACGCAGGTCTTCGTAAGAATCAAACGCCACTACGGCAGTGACGACCAGGCGGCCGACGCGGACCTTGTTGCCGAGGTTCCCGGCTGGACATGGGATCACCGTCTGCGCGGCGTCTGCTACATCTATGTGCGGCTCGAATACGACGCCGACATCTTCCCGAACGGGCTGCCAAACATCAAGGCGTTGGTCCGGGGAAAGAAGCTCTACGACCCTCGCTACAACGCGACCTACTGGTCGGACAACTGGGGATTGTGCCTGTACGACTATCTGCGGGACGTCCGAGGTTTCGCCTGCACAGATAACGACATCGACGTTTCGTCCGTGATCACGGCGATCAACGTCAGCGAGGAAACGGTTCCGCTGGGTGATGGGCAGACGCAGAAGCGCTATCGCTGCAACGGAATCGTCATGTCGGACAAGTCGCCTCGCGACAACCTTGCGGAAATGATCAGCGCAAGCGGCGGCGTTGTGACGATCACAGGCGGCGTATTTCGTGTGTTCGCCGGCGCGTATGACATTCCCACGGTGACACTCACGGAGTCGGATTTGCGGGGCCCGGTGAAGGTTCGGCCCAGGGCTTCACGTAAAGACCTGTTCAATCAGGTCAAGGGAACGTTTGTCAGCCCGGCCAACAACTGGCAGCCGAGTGATTTCCCTGTGGTGAGCAACCCGACCTACGCTGCAGCCGACGGGGAGGTCATCGCCCGCGACATTGAACTACCGTTCACTACGGACGTTGTTATGGCGCAGCGCCTGGCAAAGATCATCCTGGAGCGGTCGCGCCAGGGGATCGTGGTGGAGTTCCCCGCCAAATTGTCAGCTTTCCAGCTCACCGCCTACAGCACGGTGCGATTGAGTCTTGCCAAGTTCGGGTGGAACAACAAGGTCTTTCGCGTGATGTCGTGGAAGATGAGCGACGACGGAGGTGTGGATCTCACCCTGAACGAAGAGGCCGCAGCGGTCTACGACTGGAACGCGGGCAACGCCACGATCGTCGATCCGGCACCGGATACGAATCTGCCGAATCCCTTCTCGGTTGAGAACATGGGGCAGTTGGTTCTGGATTCAGGTGAGGCGCAACTGATCCTCTCCCAGAGCGGGGTCGTGACGTCGCGGATTCTCGTGAAATGGCCGGTCGCGCAGGACGCAGCCTTGGTTCAGATGGGGCAGGCCGAGATTCAGTACAAGCCGGCCGGGCAGAGCGACTGGATTGCGCTGCCGTTGCTGCCTGCAGATACAGGGCAGGTCTACATTTCGCCGGTGGAAGACGGGCAGCCCTACCAGATCCGGGGGCGCTTCGTATCCGCGTTGCGGGTGCGCAGTCCGCAGTGGACCTATTCTCCGGTGCACGTGGTTGTCGGGAAGCTGGCGCCCCCGAGGAACCT